TATTGAATATGCTCTTCCATCTCATCCCAATCTTCTGGAGTAATAATACCCTTGAGGATCAGTTGAGTCTTGAGAATATCGTGGAAGAGTGAAGAAAAACGTTTGCGGAGACGACCGATGAACTTACTAAACTTTAGTTCGTCGCGGAGAATTTCTGTAGTCTTGCCAAGGTTAAATGCCTTGTTATCGTCTGTCAGACGAGATGGTGGCAGGTTTAAAGAGTTGTATAGTTTCTTTTTAAAATACTCAACGTCCTTAAGTTCGCCAAGGTTCTGTCCGCCAGGTAGAGTGGAGATCTCTGTTCCTCTACCACCTTCGCGGCGAGGTAACCAGAAGTCCTCAAGCATACTCATGTGCTTTTTGTCATCGCGAATCTCACCAGTAGCAGCATCGTAAACAAGCTTGTTACGATAACGCGCCATTACATCGCGGAGATATTGTTCCGCTTTGACTTTAGGTAAATTACCAACATCGATGTAGAAGATTCTACGCTCGGGAGCACGGGACAATCTGTAGATAACGAGAGAGTCCTCAATCATACGAAGCTGATTGAGAGACTTGATTGCTTTGTGTAAGAAACTCAACTGATATTTTTTGTTCAGATCCACCACACCAGAGTTACAAGTGGCGATAGAATCAGAAGCAATTTTAATACCGTTGTTGGTCGAGAAGTCTGATGCACTATTGCTAGGCATACCCATCGAACCAGAGAAACCTTTGGGATTGTAGAGATAGTAATCTACATACTCACCCCAATCATATTCTAATGCTGTGCCTCGTACCAGATTGGGATTAGCAGCAGCAGTTGGGTTGGTAATTTTTTGACGAACTTTACGAATCTTTAAAGGATCGATATAGCGCAACTCAAGAATACCTTTCTTCGGATTGTCTAAATCTACTACTTTATGGTAATATGTACGACCATCAACATACCAATTACGAATGATCTGGTGAGCATTCTTATCGAAATTGATCATCTTTTTGATACGATCAAATTCATCTCTAATTTTTTTCTTAACTCCTGCACTAATTTCTAGATTAGACAGTTCAATTTCAACGGGACTGTCATCAGCATCACTGACAACAAACTCGTTTACGATTTCATCGATAGCAGTATCGACTTCTGGATGTAATGACATGTCGCGATATCTTTTGATGAGTTCATACTCATTCTTTGAGACACCTTCGACATCTACATATGTACCAAAATAGCCACCTGCTACGGTGGCTACGCTATCATCACTATTAGGAGGGATAGGGGATTGACCCCTATCCTCCTTTCCTTTGTTGATTAGAAAACCAAACAGTTGACTCATGATTAATAAAACAGTACCCTTGATGTACTATTTATCAGCTCTCGATTCTGATGCCTGTACCTGCTGGGTTTGCTTCTCCGCTATCGATTGCACTACCTGATGGATCTACTGCCTTCCAGTATGAATACTGGAACTCAACTGTGAACTCTTCGATTTGATCATTGCTGTCATAAGCAAGATCAATTTGAGAAACACTGGTTGGGAAAGCATGAAACAGATTATACTGACGAAGAATGCCGCCAGAAGTGGTGCCATCCTTGCGTAGTTGCTTGACCTCTAGATTTGCCATGTAACCTGTATCGTTACTTGGTGTATACAAAGGAGCATTGTTGAGCTCGTGAGTATTGATTTGCTCTAACCACTTCTCGAAGTAAGCGCGAAGCTTGAACTCCTTGTCATTGAAGAAGGTTGCAGACCATGTATCGAATGTGCGATCACCAGCAATCTTGACAGTTCTTCCTCTGAAAGGAACCTCAATCACTCCCAGGTTTGATGCTGGGAGTGCTGCGGACTTACAGAGGAGGTTAACTAGATCTAGTTCTTCTGGAGAAGTTGGTTTATTTGCTAGTGTTTGTGGCCAATTAATATTGACCGCAAACATATTAGGCTTAACGCCTTCGCCAATTTTAGTAAGAAAATCGTTTAATGCAGTTGCCATTTTAGTTTACCTCTTGTTGTGATTATCTACCGACTACTTCGCTGAACGAGACGCCAGTCTTCGTTGCTGTGAAGGTGACTGTGATGTAGTTAATCGAGCGAGTTGGTTTGATGAAGAGTTCAGCAACAAACTCGTTACGATCGATTACATCTGGGGTGTTATTTGATTCATCACATACCACGAGGAAATCAGTAACGCCGCGACGTGCTTGAACTTCTGCAAGGTAGCTGTTAACAGCAGATGCAAAAGAAGAACGAGTCGTGCCGTCATTTTGTTCAAATAGAACTGCCTTTGCAAGATCTCCGACTCTACGCTCAAGATTGAGGAAGAGACGACGAACGTTGATACGATCGAATGCTGAAGGAGAAGCTAGTGCAGTCTTGTCACCAAACAGAGTGACTCCACTACCAGGGAAGATAACAACAGGGTTGATTCTGTTCTGATAGAGTTCGTCTCTGTCTGCCTTGCTTGGGTTGTATGCAAGCTTGATAGCATTGCGTAGCGAACCTCTGTTTACACCTGCAGGTGAATACCAGTCATCCAGAAGAGATGAAGTATTTACACAGAGACCTGCGATGTCACCGTTACATGGGATGTAACGATACTTGTCATTGAAGCGATCGTAGTAATACTTGTAACCGCTATCAAATACTGCGTATGATGTTGAAGTCATACCGTTGAAGAAGTTTAGAGTGTTCTCCTTCTGTTGGAATGCTGTTAATACACCAGCAGTTCCGACTTGGTTTGCTTTGTGTGGTGATACGAAAGCAACACAATCTTTACGAGCAGAAGCAATAGAGATTACTTTATTTGCTTTTGCTTTAGTGTCAGTTTCAGTAGCAAGTGAACCACCCATGAGTAGGAAGTCAATGCTTACTAGTTCTGTATCAGCAAACGCATCAAAAGCATCTTCGATTTCTGATGCGTTGTATGCATAGTCATCAACTCCGCCTTGAAGAGTAGTCTCTAATTTACCAACTAATTGGAAAGCATCGCCAGATGAAAGGTCATCTGAAGATTGACCGATTGCTTGTCCAGCACCAGAGGAAGAAGGATTCCATGCCGCAGCAGGAGCGGTGCCATTGAAGAAGGTGAAAGATTGGTTATTGATCAAATCTTTGTAATAGTTTGCAGCACCTTCTGCACTTCTACCATCTACCAATTTAGAACCGTAAAGAATTCTCTCAACAACTGTGTTTGCTGCACCGCTATATTCACCAGTAACGTCGATTACACCAACGTGAATTTCGTCATACTTCAAACCTTTTTCGGAAGCAAACTGTGAAGTTCCAGGACGTGGACCAATCGAAGAAAGAGTAAGACCAGTAGAACCGATCTCGGTTGTAGTGTACCAGTCTCTAACAGCTGAAATGCTAATAACGCCATCAACAACGCTGTCTACTTCAAAACTAGCATCTCCACCGCCACCTGATATAGTTACTACATCACCTACAACATAACCACTTCCGCCGTCTGCAACAGATACAGAAGAAACTGCACCTTCTACAGTAGCAATGGTAAAGGTTGCGTTAGATCCACCACCAGCAATAGTAACGGTATCTCCTACTGCATATCCCGAACCAGGATTAGAAATTGCAATAGAAGTTACTGCACCACCAACTGTTGTGATGTTAACTGTGAGATTTGTTCCACCACCAGTGGTTGTGGTAGCTACGTTAGTACCATCAATATACAGAGTACCGCCATTACCACCGTTAATGGTTAGTGCAGAACCAACTGTAACTGATGTGTTTACGGTTAAACCAGAACCAGTTCCTACGGATGATGTAGCTACACCAGTAGAAGATCTGTAACCAGAACCACCAACTAGACTACCTGTGGATGCAGCAACGCCTAATTCTGGTGTATCTAGTGAATCGCTTGTAGTGAGTCTTGTATTTGGGTTATCAAGAATAATAGCAGCAGTTTTGCTTGCTGCATCCCATGAATAGACAGTGCCAGAAGCACCACCAACAAAAGATACTGCAGTTCCCATTGCAATACCAGCGGGTAAAGCCGAGAAAGTCACATACTGATCAGCACCACGGTCAACAAAAACAACCTGGAGGTTGTTTGCCCATGTACCTGCTGATCTTGCGACTAGGAAATTGCCGTTTCCGTTACCAGATTCCCAGTCTATATCGTTCTTGACGACAACCGTTGCGCCAGAACTGGTTGCGCTATTAACTCCAGTAGCAGCACGTACTACTGATAATCTTCCGCCGTAGTTAAGGAATTCTGAAGCAACAAACCAATCTTCTGCATTCTCTTCAGCAGGAGCACCAAAAATAGAAAGAAGTTCTTTCTGTGACGAGATGTTTACTGGCTCTCCAATAGGACCCTTTTGGAAAGTTGAAGCAACACCCGCAGTAATTTGAGATGCACCGACGATGACAGCATTAGATAAGTCGCGTTCCTTAAGAACAATTCCAGGCGAGACTTGACTTGCCATGTTTATCTCCTGTAAGTTATCAAACTTGATCTAAAAATATTTATTATTTCATATCTCTCAAGTGGGGAAACACTGCATGAACACATTACCAGTCAGGATATTCCCATTTATCGAGAACTGCATTAGTCATCCTACTCACTACTATTCTCTTCTTGGTACAATCTTTGCATTCATATGAATACGCAGAAGCAGACGTTCTATCTCTTCTAGTCCTATAAAAATCCAGAAGGAGGTCTTTCTTGACACCACAAGTCCTACATTTTCTTTCCTTAAAAATTAATTGGTCTAAATCAAAAAGATCTTCTACATCCATTAGATACTCCACATATAACTAACGTCTTCTTGTGTGTCTCCATACTCCCAAACAGAACCTTGATCTACAAAACCATCGTCACCCTCAAGACCTGTAGTAATAAATCCAAATGGAGCCATGTCTTGCTCAATCTGGTTCCTCTGTTCATCATAAATTCTCTTACGAACATCATTGTCAGTCATCTCCTTAAAGTAATCTTGCTGGACCAACCACGCGAAGATCACCATACACATCACAAGGTCGTCATGAAATCCTTCATCAGCTTCGAAGGATTGTTTCTTCTGAATGAATGTGGTAAGTTCGTTAATGATTTCATAGTCATTAAAGATGAGTTTGTCATCCTCTACAATCTGTTTGAGGTTAGCACAACCAACCTTCTTTACAGTCACGCTCATCTTTACACCCAACTGGGTTTTGGTTCCAGAGAATCCATGCCCT